ATACTTATGATTGTCAAAATGGCTACTGGCACAAGATCCCAACAAAAGCAGGAAATTGTGGTTCAGTGCTTATTGCACGTGATGTAACTATCGCCCACAAGGTGATGGGTATTCACGTTGCAGGCAAATTCGATATTGATGGAGGCTACGTGGAAACACTGAGCCGACACCTTTTGGAAGGATATGCTTATAAGCAGCCATTATTGCAGTTAGAACATCTCGAAAATTATTCTCCCATTACAATTCCAGGGAGAACTGAAGCTCTAGAGGAGACAGAACCAACTATTCGAGTCTCAGGAGAGCAGGCATTCTTAGGAGTAGCTATCGATGGTCCTCACCAATCGACGCTCACTAAGTTGCGAAAAACTAAGATCTTTGATCTAGTGGAGAAACATACCAAAGAACCAGCTCCACTATCAGCACATGATCCACGACTGACAGGAGAATTTTCTCCTTTGGAAATGGCGTTTAATAAATTCGCCATAAAATCAAGGGATATTAATCCCAAAGTCGTAGCTGAGATCCAAAAGGCGGATTCTCATTATGACATAGTGTATATGCCTCCCACCAAGGAAAATATTGGTGTGGTTTCCTGGGATTTGGTCTTACAAGGCCGCCCAGAAGAAGGTTCTAATAATGTCCTCTACGGTCCGATGAATATGTCATCCTCATCGGGTTATCCGTGGACGCGTCGAATTGGCGCGAAGCCTGGAAAGACATTTTATATTAACACTGACGACGAACGATGGTTCGTGGAAGATGCTGATCTGAAAGAAAGCATTCGACGTCGTATTGAGTGTTGGTTGAAAGGCGAGGCCTTCCCATCTCCATGGGCTGGCCAATTAAAAGACGAACTGCGAGCAATCGAGAAATGTGAAAATGGGGAAACGCGGCTTTTTACCGCGGGCCCTATTGATTTCCAGATTGTTGCCCGAATTTTTTCCATTCATTGGGTAGCAGCAGTACATCAGTCTTATATGGCTCCCAATTCTTACAGCAGAGTTGGGATTGATATGGCTTCATATGATGTGACAGCGCTCATAAAGAAGCATTTGGAAATTGGCGATAAAGTAATTGCCGGAGACCATTCTGATTTTGATGGACAATTGTCCACTCAATTCACAGTTTCAGTCTTCGAGGAGATCGCCGATTGGCTTATTCATCACAATTGTGGTGAAAATTTTCTCATTCCCTCTTTCGATACTGGCGGGAATGAATGTACCATCGAAATAACACCAGAACAACTACGAAAGGCACTTTATGTGTG